AATTTCATTCTATCAGTAAGCCATTTTTTATACATAGCCAAACTTTGTAACATAGGCTCATAATACGAACGACCTCTGAGAACATCACTGTCTACCAGTATTTTAATGTGCTGAACTTCTGACGCTCCAATATAATTATTCTTATAATAATATCCAAGAACCTCTTCAATATCATCAGGATCGGTTTCTATTCCATCACTGATTTTATTATCACTATCTAAAGGTGGTTTTTCTGGATCAGCAACAAGAGCTGGATTCATGAATCGTACTTTCATAGGATCTCTCTTTTCACCTTCAAAATACCGAAGGAAAGTTTCTCCATCTCTCATTGATCTTCGTACAATTTCTTTTGCTCTTAATGACATCTTGTTTACTTTCCAAAATTCATTCCAATATTCTTTCACTGCTGGGATAGTACTCATAGGTGCTATTTTAAAACCATGTCCTGCAACATATTTCTCAAACAGCCTGATGATATTTCTACCATGAGAATCTTTGTAATATGTTTTAATTGCCTGTTTTCTTAGTGATTCCTGATCAATAGAATCAAGACCCTTTTCACTATTAGATCCCATTAGTTTCCAGTCTGCTTCATCCGCTTCTGGAGTGATGTAATTATTGCTTTCTGTAACTGGCCTAATATTATTTAGATTTTCGAGATCCATCTGTGCTTCCTGAAGTCTAATTTTACCTTCAATTATTCTGGTTTTGGCTCTTTCAAACATATATACCTCTTATTTAATCATTATCGGCTTGTTTAAATATCTAATATGGCACTTGTAACCCATTATATCATACCTGTAACACGTTTTATCCTAATAAGTAATAAAAGTATACCACTTACTATTTTGTAACACTGTATAAACACGTTATGCCTATAAGAAGATATCCTGCTCATCATCTGCTTCCCCATAATATTCTTCTTCAAAAACAGGAGCTTCATATAAACAATATACAAAACTATCACCTTTATCAGGGGATCTTTTCAGACGTTTCTTATAACCATCTTTTGGCTCCATGATATATTGTCCACTCAGCATTGGCTTATATTGTAATCCTGTCAAGTCCATTATTAATTCAGGATCATCTGGAATTGATAGGACATTACCTTCTTCATATTGTTTCTCAAATACCTGCCTTGCATTCCACCATATTTCAGCTCTAAGGTTCTTGAACTTGACAACATCAAAAGCATTGGAAGCACTATCTAATCCTATTGTAGCATGCCCCTCTTCTGCAAGATCATCAAAAACACCAACACCCATTCCACAAGCATCAACATTAACAACTTCATGCAATTCTGTTTCTGCCATTATACGACCAACAGAATAAGGGATTTTCTTTTTACCCCATGACACTTGAGGTTGTACAGTTTTTCCAATTAGAGTTGTCAGTATACATTTATCATCACCCATTCGAGCAACATCAAAACCGTGTTTCGTAATCCCTTCACCTTCATCAACTTCTGCCTCAACAGCAGATAGAACCCATTTGAGAGGGATGACATTATCTGTTCCTGTGGAGGAGAAATCTCCAAGAACTTTTGTTTCCCACATTGACGGTTCTTTGACAAACCATAAATCTTTCTTATCTAAAATTCCCTCAGATACTTCTATTTGTATTTTTTTCTGATATTCTTTTGACCACTCTCTGCCCTTCCTGGGTTTTCCATAATCATATAAATCTTGATTCCTATGTTGCTTAAATTCTGGATATTCATTAGCCGATACGAATGGAGAATCAAACGCTGATAATTTAATACAGTTCCATTTATCCCTCATAGTTTCCTGATGTTGCCTAAGTGGACATTGCTGGTCTGCTCCATCCGTGGTACTGATTTCCAATACTCTCGAAGTACCTCCAGTCATTGATCCTTCAACAGCATCATAAACCCATTGCGGCAATCCTTTGGCCTCGTCCAGAATCCAGAGGATATGAGGAGAGTGAAAACCTTCTATTGACTCTGCTTTATCTGTAGAGAACCCGACAACATAACTATCTCCAGCAGTTTTGATTTTCACTGTCATGCATTCACCACGAAGAAAATTCTTATTCCTTGCATATATATTTCTTATTTCTTTCCATAATAATAATTCTACCTGTCTTGAAGTTGGTGCTGTAGTGACTATTATTGCATCTTTATATAGATTGAAAAATGCTACTGTGATTGCAGCAGCGACATAGGTTTTACTAACACCGTGGCAAGCTCTGACAGATGTTCTTTTATTATTCCAGACAGAATCTATTACAATTTTCATTCCTGACCAGAGTTTTATACCCAGCCTTTTTTCTATGAATACGGCAGGATTATTCCTATAGAATTCAAGCCTATCTTTTTTACTAGTCTTCTTCGTCTGCAAGGAGGTCTTCCATTGTGATAAAATTTGCATTAACATCGGCCTGAATCTTCTTACCATAATGTTCTTGATCATTCATTTCTAAGAACCATGCAGCAGCTTTCCAGTCTTTTCTTGCTGCATCTCCTATGATACCAATGTTCCTAATCATGGCAACTGCCTTGCCTTGAGCAATCAGACCAGCAAGAGTAATATACTTTTTCTGTGACTCGTTTAATTTATCATATTTCTTTTTTTTATCTTGGATAGCTTCTGCCAGATCACGCCCCAGCTTTGCCCAACGATCCCAGGTTGTTTTTGGGATTCCCATGCTTTGGAAAACATACTTTTGATAATTGCCCTGATATAACAGAGCTTTTATCTTTGCTAGCTTCTCCCATGTCAAGTTATTGATACGACCAGATCCCTCTCGGGTTTCCTGCTGTAAAGTTTCTACGAACTTCTTTAGGTCTGCTTTCTGGGATCTGGTCATTTTCTTATCCTTTTATCAATTGTAGGAATTCATTTCTTGCTTCTAGTTTGGTCATAAAAACACCTTTGATAGAAGATGTTATCATTTTACTTTTCTGTTTTTCAACTCCTCTTGAAACCATACAGAAATGCTGTGCTTCTGCTATTACAAAAACTCCAAGAGGTGAAAGACTTTTTACCAATGCTTCTGCAATCTGATCTGTCATTCTTTCCTGTATCTGTAATCGTCTAGCAAATACTTCAACCAGTCTTGCTAACTTACTAATCCCGACAACTTTAGTATCCGGAATATATCCAATATGTATGACACCAAAAAAAGGCAACATATGATGTTCACATGTACTGTAAAATTCAATATTTTTTAATATTACCATTTCATCACAGACACCTTCTTTGAATACAGTGCTTAATATTTTATTAGGATCTTCAGCATATCCTCCATATAATTTCTTCCATGATTTTACTATTCGTTTAGGAGTATTGATCAATCCTTCACGACCCGGATCATCACCTATATATTGTAAAATATCTTTTATCTTATATTCAATATTTTGTGTAATTGTATTGACAGCTTCCATTCTCCACCTTCCTGTTTAATTCTCTTAATTGTTTCTTGAATATTTTCTCCACTTAAAGGTTGTAAATAATAATGATCAAAATTACTATGTAAATATCTATCTAAATCTTGATCCATATAAATAACTTTTAATTCATTCCCTTTCTTTATTACCCAGTTTTTTTTCGGGCTTATTGTAATCCAGTTTATTAAATCTGGAATAGGTATAGTTCCATTGGATTCTATATGTACATAATAATTATTAAAACTAAGTAGATTAATGAATTCTTCCGTTACTTGTAACATCGGTTCACCACCTGTTAAAATAACATGATGGCAATCATATTTATTTAATTCTTTCATAATTTCTATATGAGTCATCTCTGTATATATTTCATGTTCTGTATCACACCAAGAACATTTTAAATTGCAGCCTGAAAATCTTATAAAAATAGCAGGAGTTCCGGCATGAAATCCTTCTCCTTGAATAGAATAAAATATCTCGTTAATCTTCATAAATAGCCTTATTTCCTTCACTTTCCTGTACCTCACATTTATATGCTTCTGGTATTTGATTGACACACCATTTTGCAATATTTTCTGCAGTTGGATTAAATGGCAATATATCATTCAGATATGTATGATCTAATTTCTTATGTATTTTCTTTTTAATCATCGTAAAGTCTACTATCATTCCACTTTTATTTAATCCTTCTGATTTGCAATACAATATAATTATCCAATTATGTCCATGAATATTACTGCACTTGCTTTTATAATCTAATTCTAATTTATGTGATCCTGCTATTTCCATTCGTTTACCTATATAAAACATATTCATATCCTTATAAGTTATTTTGTGCATATTTTTGAAATGCTACCCATTGTTTGAAATTATGGATTGCTACTTCTCTTGGCTTTAATCTTGTTCCTCCTGGTTTCTTTATTTTAATAATATTATTACCTGTAAATTTATAAAGAAATCCTCCACGGTTTCCATATATCCATGCCGTTGAATCTACAGAATAAAAAGGATACTTTTTTAATAATGGGATCTGTGTAAATCCTAATCCATGAACTTTACAATTTTCTTTTTTTGCAGTTCTTAATAACCATGTAAATATTGGATATTCGTTTTTATTAATATCCTTTATAGCAATTCCTCCGACTGCCACATAATTATATTCTTTTATTAATTTCAACCATTCTTCTTTTCCTCTCGATCTATGCCATACAGGGATACACTGTTTTTCTGTTTTTTCTTCTAATATTTTTCTCATTTCTTTGACTTTTTTATATCCAATAACACTATCAATATCTAATTCAAAGAAATGTTTAATATCATTATCTTTTATAAAATTGATATAATTTTCCAAATACTCTAACCAGTTTATTGTTTTTTCTGCATTAACTAAAAATGTATAAGCTCCCGAATCAAGTAAGAAATCCCAGTAATCTTTTATATATGGAATCATCCAATCATTGATATAATAGAATGATTCTAGGATACAGATTCTATTTTTTAATTCTCCGGCTGGTTCGGTATATGCTCTATGTACTCCACCTGATTCTGCTAGAAATATTTTCATTGCTTCTGATACCATTCCTTTTTCATGATCTCCCCAATCTTTTATCCCTCGCAAATGTGCTCCGGCTAAGTATACCTTCATGTAGTTATGCATCACAAAAGGTCTGGAAGTAATACCGGCTAAAAATATTTTCATAGTTCAAAGACTTTTCCACATTTTGGACATGTCACAGTTTTAGCCTCTTTGATATTATCGGTATTATCCTCTTCAAAAAATGCATCCATATCAAATTCTTCTTCTTTTCCTAAAAACATCTCATCATCTGTCAATCTTAA